GTCTCGATGCTGGTGAAGTAGAAGTACCCGCTACCCCTTTTGTGCTGGATCTCGACTCCGAGGTGCCGGATTGCTGCATCAATGGTGCGTTTGTTCATCGACACATCGATGTAGGCATTGGTGCGTACAATCTGACCTCCGTTGACAGTGCGCTGAGTGACTGTCCTTTCAAGCCGGATGCGGGGTAATAACTCTCCCGACGAATCGGCGATCTTTACCACGATGATCCGCTTGTCCGGCACGAGATAAAGGAACCCGTAGAACGGGACTCCGAGACCGCGGGCAAGATTGGCACCGCACACAATCTTCTCGTAGGTGACAAGCCACTCGTCACCCCATTCCGCAAGTTGCTGGCGGGTCATCTTCCGGCACTTCGATTCAAAGCATCCCGTGAGTCTGCCGTCTTTGAAGGTGAGACCATCCACCCGTGCAGGTTGATGCTTCGGAGTATTGACGAACATTGAATCGGGGAATGTGATCCGTAGGGAGTCGAGCATCTCCTGCTCCTCCCGTGCGGATTCCTGCCCTTTGGGTGTGAGGATGTCGAGGCTCATAATTTAACAATCGTGCTGAACTCGCTGCCGAGTCGCCGGATGATTGCCTCTCCACGGTCGGCAGAGAACATCTCCCGTAACTGCTTCCCGTCCGAGTTGGATGTCCATATGGTCGGAAGTCTCCGGCTTGTCCGGTACTCCAGCAGGTCGTAGAGTTCGCTCTCTGCTCTATCGGTCATCCGGTTTTTGCCGAGATCATCCAGTAGCAAGAGATCGGAGAACTTGCACTGATGGAGGATCGCTTTGGCGACCTCTTTGGTTGCCGGATTGTCGGCGAACTGGTTGGCCGAGTTCAGCGCGAGATCGGTCGATGAGATGAAGAACGTGTTCTGACCCTCCTCATGCATCCGCTTAAGTAGCATCACCGCGGCGCGAGTCTTCCCTTTGCCGGAGCCTCCAATGAATCCGATTCCTTTGGGGTTCATCGACCATATTTCGGTCGCCATTACCAGCGGGGCCGGAATCCTCAAAATATCGCTCTCGTGGTAGATCGGAGGGATCATGAGTTGAAAACGCTGTATAGACACCTTCTCGGCGCGGGAAACGGCATCCTGCTTTTGATCGTCAACCGCTTTTTCGACACATGAGTCGCACTTGCGGGGTTCAAAGATGGTTTTGCCTCCGAATTGGATCGGTTCGGATTCAAAGGTTTCGTTGCAGTCTTCGCAGGTATAAATCTTGATGGTCATTTAGAAATCGTGTTCGGAGGTTGCTAGTGTGAGGGATCCGGCTGAGATGGGGGCATCGATCCGGTTGAGCCAGTTGACTACGAACCTTCGGGTCTTGAGTTTGCCGCGGCGGGTGGATAGCCATGCGTCCATCTTTCGAGACTCCGACTCAACATTGAGGTGGGGGTAGTGAGTCTTTAATGAAACCATCCACTCAACATCCGAGAGCTTTGGAGTCGGGAGTGGCTTGTCCGCGACTCCCCTCTGCTCATTGGTTCTTTGGTTATTTGGTTCTTTGGTTACTTGGTTAGCTTTCGTCTGGGTTATCTCTGGGTTATTTAAAATAACCACCTCGGTTTTCTTTGGCCTCCCGCCTTGCTTCCCGTTGGACTGAGCGCGACCCACTCGACCCTTGTAAATTGCAATCTCCTCGTCACACCGCGTATGTACCCAACCTTTTGGGGTCGGCTTGAAGTATTCACGGAGGATGCTTGCGACCGTGCTTTTCTCCTCTTCGGTTCGTGCCAATAACCTACGCAAAACCTGCTCGGTTTCTGTAGGTATTGGTGTCTCGTCGAGGTAGTAAATGTCGAGCAGTTGACGGTAGACTCCGTGCTCCAAAAGCGTGAGGTGCATCGTGTCTCTCCGGTAGTCGCCGATATTGTGTTGGAAGTAGTGCATATATACACCTCAAGCTAAAAGTTCCTCCCACAGGGTTCTGAAGGCGAGTTCTGCTATTGCTGGAACAACTCCGTTTCCGAGGAGTCGGAGTTCGTCTGTGCGATTGTCACAGGTGAGGTAGAGGTCTCCATCACCTGACTCCCAAGGCGCAGGATCTTCTTGCCATTGCTGACTTGGTATCCTGTGCTGTTCTGCGCCTCTGGTGTCATCCAACTGCCCCCCCCCATGCTCTGAATAACTCTCCTCAATAGTTCGTTCCCAACATGACCCGCCTTCTTGCTGCTGTTGCAGTTTTCCCTCTCGGAATATCCCGATGTCATGCTCATTGATGCCGTTGGCCAACTGCCCGTCCCCTGACTCGGACTCGGTTCCGATCTCGGCGTGATTGGGTTGACACAACTCGGCATGACCCACCCCACAGGAAGGCCCATTAGGGTCTCCACCCATCGAGGGTTGAGTTTGCCGTTGTTCCTGTTCCAAGTGCCTGTGTTCTGCACTTCGGTCTGACTCGGTAGATCCGAAGCATTCCCCTCCCGAATCATCTGACCCTCGGCGCCCTTGGCATCCCTGCTCTGCGGTGTTACCCACGACTCTTGGCGGCTCCCAACAGAACTGAGGTTGGCTCGGTCGGCTAGGCCAGACTTGACCACTACCATTGTCAGAGACTCCTGTTGCCCCTTCATGCCCCTGCTGCGGTCTTGGAAACCCTGCCGAGCTTCCGTTGCCGTCACGGTGGGCCATGATGAAGACCCGCTTCCTCTGGTGAGGTGCGCCGACTTCAGACGCGCTGAATATGCCTGCCGTAGCTTTGTAACCCACCCGTTCCAGTTCGCGGATGACATGGAGCAGAACGGGGGTTCCTGCGGGGTCTCTCCAGTTGTCTCCTGCAAGTTTTGCGGAGAGGATTCCTTCAACGTTTTCCAAGAAAACAACTGAAGGTCGGCATCTTCTAATGCCGTCCAATATAAAGGGGAATAGGTGACGGGGATCTTCGTCTCCATCACGCTTTCCGGCACAACTGAATGGTTGGCAGGGGAACCCTCCAGAGACGATGTCCACCTTTCCAAGAAATCCATCCCAAGGGAGGGTTTTAAGGTTCGGCCAGACAGGTGCTGCGTCCAAGAGTCCCGCTTCCATTTTAGAGACCAAGTTCGCAATAGCGAAGGACTCGATCTCAGAAAACAAGATTGTGCGAATGCTTGGGATTGCTCGTTTGAGTCCGAGATCAATTCCTCCGTATCCAGCACAAAGGGAGATATGATTAATTGTTTTGGTAGTATCCACATTTTTAGTTTGGTTAAGGTTATTAGATTGATTCGAGTGCCTTCTTGTAGTCGGGACGCTTCACCCAATCGCTTTCATTGAGGAGGTGGAGGAAGTCCTCTGCCCTTAGAATGACCACCCACTCCTCATGGTTCTTCCTGTGCCACACGGTGGCAATCTTGTTGCCGCAATCACGTAGTGCCTGCGCCAATGCTTCATAGAGACTGAGCCTCTCGACCCTCTTGCATTCGATATGGAGGAATGAGAGGGAGTCGCACCGGATATCTGCCGACTCTCCTCCGGTGTGCCCGCAATACTGCTGCGACCTGCGGGCCGGATGCCCGTGATCGGCGAGGAACAACGAGAGGTCGCGTTCCCCGACTTTGCCTTTTTGGTTACTGTTCATTGTCTTGTGTGAATTTGGGTTGCTTGTATCTGCTGAGTGGAATGTTCGGGATGTAGGGTCTGCCGTTGATCCTCGGCATGCCTGCGGAGAGTTCCTTTGGCGGGATCATCTCCTCATACTCATCGGGGTCACCAAAGTGGTAGTCGTGCTTCTTCATGCCGCTCCATGTCGCGGGCCTGCGCCTCACGGATTTCCAAGATGCAGTTCTTGAGCAAAAGACTGATGTCGGCTTCTTTGCCGTGATGGGTGCGTAGAACTACGTACTGGTGATAGAGAAGGCCCACCGCGATCTCGGTCGCCTCATACTTGCCCTCCGCGAGACCGTCCGCGTGACCCTCCATGTACCCGTGCGTGAAACCGTACTCACACCGATCTTTGGGGGTAGGCACGAATGACTCCGGCGCGACACCGAGATACCGGATGCCTAATGTTGCCCAAAACTGCTTCCACTTCGTTTTGATTCTATCGTTCATTGTTGGTTGGGGTTGGTTGTGTATATACACCTGCGGCTAAAAGTTAATGTTGAATTTGGTTCGTATCCGGCAGGCGGGTACGTCGAGAAACTGACAAAGGTTGTCCAGTGCCCTTGACTTGAAGAAGGCGACGAGGTCATAGGCATCGCACTCCTCCAATCCGATGGGGGATCTCGTGCCACTTGCTCCTCCCTGCTTGTTGTAGCGCATGCGGAAGTGATAACCGTCCACTATGTTGTCCGGCGTTATAGCCCCATACGCTTTGAGCGTTGTCATGTCCTCAACTGCTTGCGCGAGAATACTCATTGCCACCCGCTTCCAGCACCGATTCATGTGGGCCGTGTCGCCGGAGATGTCGGGACGGTCGCTGATCATGCTGCCCTCCTCTCCGCACGGATCTGATGCCACTCACGTGCCGCGGAATTGAGTACACTCAACTCGTCGGCATGAGTCCGCATCCGCATGAAGTGGTGGGTCGGAACCCATCGCTCGCTCTGATCGCCGTCCTTCTTGAAGTATGACTGATACTGCCAAAAGCGCATTGAGCCGCAGGGAGAGTAGTCTCCGCGTTTGTGCCTCATGCTGCCTCCTTCGTGAGAATGAGGGAGACCGTTGCCTCACTAGTGGTCATGGGGAGAGGTTCGTCGGTGAGTTCTGCCCATCGTGCTTTGACTGCTTTCGTGTCAAGACGGGAGGATCCCTTCCGGTGCTGGAGATCAACGCCCTCAATCACCTCACCTGCCTCAAGAGCACTCTTCACGATGGAGGTCGGGTCGATGTCTTCGACCACCTCTTGAAGACGCTTGTACGCCTTCAGAAATCGTGCCGCGTTGGAGGGTGATGCGGTGATCCACTCCTTCGTGAACTCGATGGCCCTCATTTCTGAAGGGACGATCTCCGTGGAGGAGATCACCTCAAGTGCCGGACTGAGGCGGGTAGGGCAGATCGTGCGCTTCTGACACCACTTGCAGTACTGGTTGACGTTGGCGGGTTCTTCCTGCGCCTGTACCCTCTCAATGATCCCGTAGACGATCTCGCGGGCATTTTCGAGAGTCCATGACTCGATGTGATCATTGCCCGTGTCGATGCCAACGATGACCGAGATGCAGGACTCCTCTCCCGTGCGCTCCATCAGCATGAGGGAGTAGACTGCCATCTGCTGCATGTACGACCGCGGGTCGGAACGTGTGCCACTCTTGTAGTCCACCAGCACGAGCGACCCTTCATGGTAGCCCCACATGTCTGCCGTGCCGAAGGTGAGTTCCTTCAAGTCGCCATCGATGAGTTGGAGGGTCTGCTCCACTCCGCGGACATCGGTGATGAATGCCTTTGCCCGTGCGTATGCTGCCGCGGCATCCGAGTTAGTGATCGGTGTGCCGTGCGTGTGGTGCTTCTCGATCTGAGCGTGAAGGTCGGTGCCGCGGTCTGCCGCTTTGCCAACAACGGGATCCGGTGCGTACTGGACGCAAAGGTTCAGCTTCGGGAATGCCGAAGGTGAGAGGGTGGGGTGGTGCCTACTCATTTTCGTCGGTCTCCTTATTCTCGTCCTCGTAGGACTTGCGGGTCTCGGCATCGTAAGCCGCTTTCCACTCGTGCCATGCGTCCACATAGGTATCGTCGCGGGGGATCATGCTGCACCTCCTGCCATTTCAATCGTAAGTTCCTTGTAGCAATCACTGGTCTTGCCGAACCCACCTACTATTTCCGCAAGCACACCCAATCCCCACTCATTCATTGCTGCATTTACGCAGTATGCGACAATTCTGACGTTGTCTGGTGTGTACCCTTTCTTTGGGTCTATCCTATCAAATGATGGGCGATATGGATTACGAAAGAAGTCTTTCTGGCATGGTTTGAATTGTATCCCACTAACCCAACACCTGCCTTCGGTAGCGTTTAATCCCTTCTGAACATGGGCTATATTTAGTGAAAATGGGATCCCTTTGAGTCTTGCCCTCTTTTTGCAATCACCCAACGACTCTCTTAATTGGTAATATGCCCAAAGTGTACGGTAGGGAGTGGTGAGTCCATCCTCTGATACAGCGGCACCACTGCCTTTGCGGTTAGCAAGGAGGACTCGATCCATCTCTCTTTTTGATACAGAATTGCGCTCGATCATGCTGCCTCCTTAATGTCGGAGAAGGAGAAGGCGACGACCTCCTCCCACTTTGCGACGAGTCCCTTCAAGAACGGGATCGGGAGGGTCTTGACCGTGGTTGCGTCCACCTTCGCGTCTTTGCTCTTGAGGTAGGCGAATATCTCCGGCTCTGAGACTTTGTCGATCTTCATGAGGGAGGTGACCTCACCTGACCAATCCTTCGTGGGGATCTTTGGTGCCGATGGCATCTGAACCGAGTACTTGCTGTGGCTTGCCTGCTGCCCGTCATCGTCATCATCCGCGGCGATGCAGAGGATCGAGGAGATCGCGTATCTGCGAGCGTAGGTGAGGGCAGAACCGACTCCCTGCGCAGTCTGATCCTTCAGCGGGAGGAGTAGTGTGCTCTCCCTGCTATCGCCAGAGGTGTGGAGGATGCGGGTTACCACGCCCGCACAACCGTCTTTGTAGATCGGCTCTTGCGAGAGGGCGAGACCGTGCGCGGCGAGTACGGGACGGGCCGCGTCGAGGATCGCGTCAAGCGATGCGTAGCGGTTCTTGAAGTGGGGGTTGGTAGCGTTCTTGCCGACATTGCGGAGTTCGCCGAGGGCCGCGACAAGTGCCGCGGAGAGGGAGTCTGTGTTCATGTTGCTCATGTGTTTGGGTTGTGGGTTGGTTTACTGACGGAATCGGGACATCAGTCCGGCGATGAGGTCTGATGCCTCCTCGCGGGCGATGAATAGGATTGCTCCGGTGAGTGCTGAGATAAGTGCGATCATGTGGTTGTTGGGTTTTGGTTATTTGCCGGACGGGTGTGTAGACACCTTTGGGCAAAAGTTTGTGCCGGATGGGAAGAGTTGGGAGAGGAAGCGGTTCCAGTGAAGGTTCGGCCTATCTCCGTGATACTCGGTGGCAGGCGACCAGTTGCGCCGGACACCGACCGAGCGGAGGGCAGAGTTGAGGGTCTTATCCATTGCTTTCGACGAGTTGATCGAGATCCGCAGTCTTGATGAGGCGGGACTTGCCGAGCTTGTGGGAGATCAGTTTGCCCTGCTTCATCAGCTTGTAGATGAATGCTGGACTCACCGAGATCCTCGATGCTGCCTCGTCGGGCTTGAGGTACTTCGGTTCTGTATAGACACCTTTAGGCAAAAAGGGGGTGTGTTTGGTTTGTGTTGTTTTTGGTATGTTCATGATTGTTTGTACTTGTGAGGGTGGGCCTTCTTCTCGTCCTCAATGGGACGCTTGAGAAAGTCCGAGACGTTCATTCCGGCTCTCTCTGCAAGAAGATCGAGGATCTTCTTCTCCTGCTCCGTCAACCAAAAGGTCGTGAGCTTTTTGCCTTCCATTCGTTGATTGGACATACCCCTCATCTAAGCGGGGTATAGACACCTGTAAAGGATTATTTATCATGGTGGAAAAAATAAACGGCTGATGTCTGCCCGTCAGCCGTTCCGTTCCGTTCCGTTCCGTTCCGTTCCGTTCAATGTCTCGGAACAAACTTTCGTCTGATTGTCAAGTGCTGCACGAGCGATCTCAACGATCTCCATCAGATCCTCGTAGGTGACATCGGGGTCATCCTCACCGAGTTGCACGAGCGTTTTTAGTTGTTGGGGTTTCAGTTGTAGTGGGGGGCACGCTTGTGTCATGCACCATCTAATACATTCGCTTAGTCGTAGTGTATATAAGAAAATTGCTTAGAGGCGAAAATAAACCACAGACCAGCATAGACACTGGATCTATAAAGCCCACCATCTCGCGGCATCTCGGCGGGAGACGGCATTAGCGTAGGTCTCGTAAATCAACTTTGGGGAAACGTGCCCCATCTCAAAAGCGGTTGATGCGGCATCCTTAAAGTGCGCGAGATGGTAACTGGCAAACGAGTGCCGGAGGGCATTCTGTGGGAACCTATCGCCACCCAACTTTGCCTCCGCAGGCATCCCGCGGTGGCACTTCCATTCCTTACTCTCACCAACAAGAGACCCTTCTCCTTTTGGCAGGTGCCGGATCACTGCATCTTGCAGGGTGACGCTTCGCGGCCTTCGTGCCTGCCCCTGCTTGCTTTGGTGCTTGTTGACATTGATCTCCGCGAACTCCTCATCAACGCAATCGTATGCCATCCTCGACAACTCGATGACCCTCAGTCCGGCAAACCCTCCGAGCACGAACTTGCACTTGATCCATGACTCCACCTCCAGCTTGAGCAGACCATCCATCTCGTCCGGTGTGAGGATCTGCATGCGGGCATCCTTATCCGATTTGGGGGGTGCCTCCATATCCAACGCGGGAGAGTTCGGCACCATCTTGCGGATGGTTCTCCAACTGTAGAACTGCCGGACTTGGGCGAAGTGGTTAAATACGGTTCGGACTCCGTGATTCAGTGAGGAGAGCCAATTCTCGATATCGTCGCCACCGATGTCCTTCGGGGAGAGGTCTCCGTAGTTTGCGGCAAATCGTCTGAGGCATGTCTTGGCTTGATCCACTCCGGTCGCGGCTCTCCCGCGGGACTCCTGCTCGGCAATGTACAGTTGCACGAGTGAGGAGATGGTATCCGAGGAACCTAACCGCTCGACCCTCTCCCTCACGATGCCGAGCTTGTGCTGACTCATGTGGTTCACACAGAACCTCATTGCCTCCTCCTGCTTATCAAAAAACTTCTTCCCGCGGGCACCATTGTTGAGGTATTCGGGCAGATCCACCACCCACTGCTGGCGCGAAGGGTAGAACCGTGGGGTGAGACGTTTGGACTTTTGGTAGGTCGATGCGTTGGTTGTGGTCAGTTCCATTGGTTCCACTTCGCACTATCCTCCACCGAAGTCAACCACCCTCTACACTCTGTTATTTGCTTGCTCTGCGGGTTTTTTGCCCTACAGAGAAAAGGAGCGGTGAGGCAGGGATTCGAACCCAAGAGGTTATCTGTGTAGAAGTGGGACTATTTTCGGTTTCAGTCCCACTTTAATAGCAGGCAGGGTCTGTAACCCTACCTCAAATCCTCATCCTCATCATCCTCCAACTCAACGACGATCTCTTGCTCCTGCTCGTCCACCCACTTGCGGACATGACCGTACCGTGCAAACCAGTTGCCAGCACCAGTTTCAATGACGCTCGTCTCTCCTTCCTCATGTCGGGTGGTGAATATCTGAACCGTGTCAAAGTGCTCGCTGAGTTGCTGCATCATTTTCTCGACCAGCCTCTCCTGCGGTTGCTGCTTCATTTGAGTCGGAAGAAAGCAACTTCCCTGCGGGTTCCGTTCTTGAGGAGGTAAAAGGATTGCACCTCCATTGCCCCGTCCGCGACCCGTCTCCTCAACCGTTTATCGGCAGCATCGCGGGAGACGTTGTGACGGGTAGCCATAGTGATCGCGGCGACCCATCCCTCTTCGAGTAGGTCACTCTCCGAATCGACAGCGAACTCTGCATCAAGTGCAGCGAGCGCACTCTCTTTTAGGTCATGCGAAGATGGGTCTAGTTTCACGGGGAGTGTAGGTTAGTGGGATTACCGCAGGGATCTCGCCATCGGGCGTTACAGACCAATCTAAGAGCGTCATGCCGCACGAGCAGATGCTGTCACCAACCACTTTGTGAGCGTAGCGGGTGAGCACCTGCCAAGCGGGGGTGACGAGGAAGAGACCGCGACCATCCGAGAAGTGACCACCAACGTGTCGGTGACCGCGGGCATAGACCGTTGGGACTCGGTGACCGGATCGTGCGTAGTTCTGACGAGCATTCCCCATCGTGATACTCATGGCACCCGCCTCAAGATATGCGCGGGCCGATGTCGGCATGTGGTGGGCAATGTCCATGAGGGTGCCATTCACTTCGATCAGTGCCTTATCTCCGCACCACTCGCCTTTGAGTTCCTTGCAGATGAACTTCTCGTAGTCACCCACATGGCATTCGGTGCCTGCCGTAAAGAACCTCCGAGACGCGGCCTGCGCGAGAGGCTCAAGAGCTACCACTGCTGCCGCGGCATGCTCCATATTCTTAGAGACTACGATCTCGGTGGTGCCGTGATGCCGTCCCTCAATGAGATCGCCATTGCAGATGAGGTAGAAGGGTCTCCCATTGAAGTGGGCAATAGTACGCTTCACCGCGTCTTGCCAGCACTCCCATAGCCACCGTTGGTGAAGGTTGTTGCCGATGCCTACCGTGTTGCCCGTGTCGGTCTCGCAGTTGTCGGGCCAAAGACCTACCGATGATCCGCAGTGGAGATCAGAGACGATCACCACACCTGCTACACGTTCCGGTTGTTTGGTTTTTTTCTTCATGCGAATTTCTCAGCTACGTCCTTATTTCGATTCAGCCAACCGGAGAGGAAGCGGGCGCGAGATCCGTGACCGATCTCTTCGTAGTGGGCGCGACCGAGTTCGATCAGCTTGAGGCAGAGTTCGTGCTGGTCGGTTTGGTAGCAGGCGCGGGTGGTGATGGGGCCGAGTTGACCATCCACCTTCACGAAACCGACTGCTTGCTGGAGAATCATGATTGCTGTCGTGCGTCCCATATTGAGTCCGTAGTTCGCGGCGATCTGAGTCACTCCATTGGGGAGGAGTGAGAATGGGATCCAGTACTTTCGGAAGTAGGTCTCGATGACGAAGGTGGGCGAAGGGGTTCCGGTGATTGGAAGGGAGTCTGATTTAGTGGTCAATCCGCAGTAGGTTCGACCCTGCCCGTCCGAGAGATACTCGTCTTTGATGTGACCATCCGATCCCACTTCCACCTCCCACTTCATCATTAAGGAAAACCATTCCCTAAAAACGGTAGGCTTTTCGGAGGCAAGTTGGAGGAGTTGGTCAACCTTCACGCGGTGATATCTATATACACCTACGGGCAGGTGCAACCTCTACTTAGTAACTCCCTTGATCTTCTCCCAACTGCGATAGCCACCGAGTCCAAGCATTCCAATGAGAACGGTCATGAGTGCGTCCGACTGAAGGGCTACCACGGGGGCGGGTGCGTGGTACCATAGGGCATAGGCAAAACTGAAGAGGGGTTGACCTACGAACTGCCAAGCAAAGGCAAGGGCGCACACCCACCCGACACATGGTCTCCAACCAGACACAAAGAGGTTGGAGTTCTGAGCCTCTGCCGCATTTACATCAGTCTGCGCTTTGGACATTGCCGCTTCCATGTCCATTAATTTCATGGACAGTTCCGCTTGAATCTTCACCTGCGCGTCCCGATCCGGCACGAACTTGTTGATGATTCCACCAACGGTGGTGACCATTTGAGGAATATCCCAAAGCATCAGCGTACCTCGTCAATCGTGACTTCGGGGTGCCTTTCCAACCAAAGGCGGGTGACCTTTGGTTTCATGTAGTCCCTGTCAGAAGCCAAAATTTCCTGCCCGTAGTGGTCTGTCACCATGATGCCGAGACCAACTGCGAGACAACCGATGAGGGGGAGACCGATCCAACGGATGATGCCGAGAATGGAACGGAGCGTCCCAAGAATCTCGTCGTGGTTGGTCGGAGTGGTCATTTTGAGTGGAGGTATGCTGCGAGAGAAAGGGCGATGTAGACAATCGAACCCGTGATTTTGGAGTCAACGTACTTAGCTTCTTTGACAAGTGCGGTTCTTACTTGCTGGTAGGCAATCTGAGTTTTAACAACGCCTGCGTGTTCGATGTCGTTCAACTCCCTCACGATCCGAACCGCTAGAGGGTACGACTTAACGAGTAGCCAAAGATCGCGGAGGAGTTGCATGGGAGGGGAACTACTTAATCGAAACCTGTAGGAAGCCCCCGCCGTTTGGTTGGACAGTTACTAGGAATGATGCAATGTCTGCGGCAGTCTTGCCAGCAGGGAGGGTGATAAGGCCAGAACCACCAAGCAGGGCTTGAAAGGCAGTGACATCAGCGGCGACGAGGGTAGCACGAGCCTGAGTAGGAGCGACAACTGGAGTTAGGGTGAGGGACATTATTTTGTTTGTCTGGTTTGGACAGTTAGACTTCTGGTTGTTTGTCTATGGGTAATGTTCGGCTATCGCTTATTCATTTCCAGAGATCAAAGTTTAGAGATTAATGAACCAAGGTAGGTTGAGGAGTCTGGCAATCATTTGGTCGCTTCCTCCAGATGCAGGAGTTGGGTAGCCAAAAGCTACGCCAAATCCACTTACGGAGAGAAATGTATTTCCTCCATTGGTAGATATGTTTACCGCTGGGTAAATAAAAGTACCGCTAATGATGGTTCCGTTGTTTAGAAAGTCAGATCCAGAGAACAAGGCGGGCGTACCATGCTCTTGGCCATTGATGGTGCCTCCAAAATTCCTAAAACCAGATCCAGAGAATGAGCCGCCGAAGATCGTGTTGTAGTTACCAAAATCACTTCCAGAGAATGTTCCTGCTTCAATTCCTCCGCCGTTGTAAAAATTATCTCCAGAGAATGAGCCGCCGAAGATCGTGCCGCCGTTGAAAAAATCAGCTCCAGAGAATGTGCCGCCGAAGATCGTGCCAACATTGCTAAAACTAGCTCCAGAGAACGTGCCTCCATTGATGGTTCCACCATTCAGAACACTATAAATGTTGCAAGTTCCAGTTGCGTCTGTTCCAATAGCAACTCCAATAGCAACTCCAATTATAGGAGCATTCGTTGCTCCTAATGCTAAAGTGAGATCGTAACCTAAGTATGTTGGAGGAACATCAGCATCAATCCAAGGCGCAAAACCAGCAGGGATAATAGCGGTGTCATCAACCCACCAATTTAGAGGATCTTCCCATGCTTGAGAGCCTGAGTCTTGCCAGTATAAGTTAGCCATGAGCTAAGAGATTAGTCTTGCTGGACCCGAGTGACTGCACCATTCACATCATAGGTCAATGCGAGGTAATAGACAGGAGTTCCGTTTTGCTTGAAAATGATTTCCGTTGGCTTGGTTGGGAATGAGCCGTTTGTGTATTCCATAACCACATCGTTGTAGGGGGGGATAGAGAAGCCTGCTACCTTCGTGTTAGAGGACTTGATTGCAGCGGTGTCTGCCGCTTGCCCCGTTGCAATTCCGTTTGCCGTGTCCATCTTTGACTCAATGAGCGAGAGATCGGTCGAGATCGTTGCCTGTGCATCGACCAGCAACTTGCCCGTGGTAGCGTCTACCAGCAAAGGCATCGACCCGCCTACCTCATCAACCGGAGGAAGGGTATCACCTGCCGTCCACCGGATCGCGGTGTGACGAGCGTGAGAATTACGGATCGAAGGAGTCGCCATGACTTAGTCGTTTCCGGCTACGTCAGACGGGTATGCCGTGCTGGTCAGAGCGGCATTCGTGATGTCCTCAGAATACTTCTCTGCGGCAGTTGCCTTAGAGGGGAAGTTTGGGATCTCCGCGGAGAGAGGGCCGTCGATAGGGGCACCGAGATCGATGTACATCCGCATCGCGGGATTCGATGTGTCGATGCGGGTGGCTCCGGTAACGTGAGCGTAAGTGGCGGGTGTGATGGACATAGTGGTGAGGGGTGATTATAGGTTTGGAGTGACGGGTTCTGGAGGAGGTTCGGCTAGAATGCGTTCACATTCTGCGGTGATAGCCTTGTCGGTGACGCTTTTAGGCACACCCTCTTCTCGGTAGAAGTATGCGTTACAAATAGGATATCCGAGGTTGTTGCAAGCAGCACCCCATACGGTTTTGATGTAATCTTCTTTGGTCATAGGATTAGGCGAGCTTCCAAAGTTTTAGCGTGGCGCGTTGGTCTGCGCCTGCGGTGCCGAGGGTGAATAGGGTATTATACACGCCGGATCGGTGTTCAGTTACATAACTAGATCCATAAACGATTACCGTCATGTCAAAGATAGTGGATGAGCCAATCGTTATTTGTCCCTTCAAGCCCGTAGCGACACCCGACACAACCCAACTCGCTGTTGACGAGGAAACAATAACGGGGGTCGTTGTTACGTTTTTTCTAAGAGATAATATGTAACTACTCCACCCTCCCGAAGTGTTCACCATAGGGCAGTTTCCCTCGAAATAATAAGTCCCTGCCGCAAGCGTGATTTGATTACTGGCAACGCTTCCAAAGTTGCCCGTATCAGCGAGCTTCGTGTCAACCGTGAGTGTGGTGACTGCATTGGAGGTTAATGGTTGAGGTGCAGTTGTCGGTGCAGTTACCCATCCAAATTCCAAATAAGGATTTGCTCCGCTTCCAATTAGTGTCGATAGGTTCATTTTAGTAAATTCTCCAAGTTGATCCGTTGTAGACTGCCGCGATTCGCTTGCCCGACACGTTGCAGACAAGATCCTCGCTTAACCCCTCAATCGTGTTTCCGTTGCGGGCCACGGTAAGGTTGTTGGTCGCCCATGTGCGTCCTGCGTCTGCAAGAGTCACCATCGTTCCGAGGGTCGGAGTGGCGGGTAAAGTAATCGTGAAGGTGGCAGAGGTTGTGTCGGCCTCTATGCGGTCTCCTGCGACTGCGGTATATGCGGCAGTCTTTGAGACCCATGCGTTGTTGCCAACCAATCCCGACAATCCTGCGGGGGTGACTGATCCTGCCGCTACTGCGGTTGCTGTAGTGCAGGTCGTAGCGTTGCCTGTGACGCTCCCTGTGAAGGTCGGTGCTGTTAGGTTGCCCGATGCGTCCCAAGTGATATTGCCGTTAGCCGATAGCTTCGCGGGGGTGACTGCTGCTGATGCGAGCTTTGCCGATGTGATCGCACCATCTGCAATCGCGGAGGCAGTCTGCGAGACCCACGAAGGAGACCCCCCTGCTGCGGAGATACCCAAGACAAAGGGGGCAGATCCTGCCGTATTAGCGACATCGGGGAGGGTGTTGCGACTCAACTGCTGAGTCTCCATCGTGAGCTTGTCTAGTGCCTTCTCAAGACTAGCGGCAGGCAGACGATCACCCGTGGTGAGGGAGGTCAGTTGGGTATAAGGGACACTACGGGAGATGATAACCGTCGAGGTCGCGGGAATTGCTGCCGTGGTCACAACCGATCCCGTTGACCCGTTGCCCCCAGTGACGGTGTAGTTAGTGGATAGGGTCAGAAGGGTTGATACTCCTGCCGAATTAACCGAATAAACCTTTAGATCCGAGGCATCAAAAAACGGGTAATTGACCACATAAGCCGTCACGGTGGAGGCATTGCCCGTGATGGATACGGAGGATGTGGAGGAAGAGATGGACATCGGGTGAGTATATACACCCCTCAAAAGGGAGGGGCAACCTGTTTCAATCGGACATCTCTCATTTTATTCGGTTGCGTTCTCAACGACACCCGCAACTGCCTTTCCGGTGTTGCTCCATGCACCCACTGCTGCGAGTGCCTTTGCTGCGAGGGTCTTCTTGAAGAGGGCAGAAAGCACTAACCCCGCAGCAAGTGAAGTAGACTTCACCAGTTCCGCGTAGTCTTTGCCCTTCATCTCGTCATCCATGAGATGCTTCCAGACACGCTTGTTCGCCCCGACCAAATCCGAGAACGGATTGCCGGAGGTGAAGAACGGATTATGTCCAGTGATCGCCGCTTTGATTCCGGTCGAGAAGATAGGCCCAACGACAGGGACACCGTAGAGTGGGCCTGCGGCAATCGTTCCCACGAGGTCATGCCAATCTAGCACCTCCTCCTTCTGCTTGTCGCTTCCGGCAAGGTAGGTGTACGCGGCATGAATAAGCCACTCGACGGCACCCGCGGCAAGCCAACCTCCGACCACCATGCGGGCAGCATGATCAAGATGAACCCCTGCCTTTCCTGCGGCAGTGGTCTCTTTGCCAGCATCGATGCCAGATGACTTCACGATATCGATGACCTTTGCGAGTCTCTGCTGTGCAGGCCCCGCGAACATCTGAATCCAATCCGGCCCAACGGAACCCCAACGGGAGATCGTTTTATCGATTCCAAAGGTGGGGTTCATGGTCTCGTGGAGCATGTCATCCACCTTTTCTTGAGCATATTGGTGCTGTGCCGCGGGATCAGTGATGCCGAGACCCTTTGCCTCACGGATAGCACCATCGTAGCGTACTGCCGATGACCATGCCGCGGAGACGTTGACCGTCCCGTGGATGCCCGCCATTGAGAGCTTGCCTGCCTCATTGCCGTAGATGGCGACATTGGTGAGTAGCTGACTCTTGAACTCCTTTGCCGCTTTGATCGCGTCTGAGCCGGACTCCGCATGAGACTGATCGGAGAACCGCTTCACGGACTGATCTTTGATCATGCTGTCTTTGCCGAACCATGCGCCACGATCTGATGTCATCGACCCTACCTTCAATGCGGAGAGTAGGAACTCATGGAACGGCATCACTAGCAGTGGCGCGGTGGCAACGGTAACGTGCTTGACTGCGGTCGGCACCGAACCTCCGAGAGTCGCCACTGACAAAACCCCCCCCCACACCTTATTGAGAGCATTGTTGAAGGAGGTGATGTTGCCAGTAGTCTGAGCGTCCCGTGCCATCACCTTCATGAAGTTCTGCATGAAGAGCTTGTGGTCTGCCTTATTCGTGCCGATGGCATTGAGGACTCCGAGATCACCAAAGACACCGCGAAAGTCGCGGAGCATCTCGGCATGAGAGACCCAATAGTTCACATTCTGAATGTGGTTCTGTAGCTTTGCCCATGCGTTGTCGTAGCGGAGGATGCCACCGAAGTTGCCGCGGGACTTCGACCACGAAGGTTGACCACTTGCACCTCCTGCCTGCCCCTCATCCATATTGATGATTTTGTCGGGGTCGGAGGTCTGAAAGGTGAGGGGGGAATAGTTCTCAATGCGGGGGAGATCGACTCCGTACAACCTACGGAAGACCGCATTGATCCGGTCGTAGTTGTCGTAACTCTTGCGGGCGAGATCGTAGACGGCACCTGCTCCGGACTTCATTACCAACTCGCGGATCTGATCCACTACTTCGGGGGTCAATCCGTTCCGCTCAATCTTCTGCTGTGCGTCCGGTTGATCGCTTGCCATCAGAGCATCAACGAACTGGAGGGGGGATAGCTTCAACTCCTCCTTGTCTCCGAGTTCCGTGATCTCATGGACATCGACCTTCTTAATGCTCCACTCACCCTTTTTATTCTTTGTGTCGTTCTCTAGTAGGTGGGTGAGGTAGTCGTACTCACGGTCGGGGATCAGACCCTCATACTTCTTGATGTCTCCGCGTTCCACCGTCCTCACGGTGTAGACGCTATTGGGGTAGACCATGATGCCCGTCTCGTTGAGCATCTTTGAGAGCTTTGCAATGGTGCGGAGTGCCGCGATCCTGCTGATCGGCTTATCCTCTTTGCCCCATGCTTTGCGGAGGGTGTCGATTGCCTCCTTCTTGAACGTCACATTGGCATCCGCTTCCGTATGAGTCGCCTCATAGATCCTACGGACAAAGCGATCCGCAAGTGGGGAGTTCTTGAGGATCTGCCGGAAGAGAGCAGTGGGTCTCTGCATCGCATCGATCTGAGAGGTGACGGGTTCAATGACACCATTGGCACGTTGCTCTGCCACCGCGAGTCCCGTAGGGGTTCCCTTCTTGCCGTTATTGACGATGTCGAGCACCTGCTGCCGGATCGCTTTGGTCTGAGCAGTTCGCGCCTTCCGCTCGGCATTGAAGTCAAAGCGACCCTCCGTGATGATGCTCTTGAGTTCCTCTACCGATGCTGCCATCCGGTCAATATCCCGCCTGCGGAGTTCCGCGGTCTTGACCTTGCCCTCCTCATTGGTGGGAGACATTCCTCCGTGCAGGTCGGTCAACCATATCTGAGCGTCCAGCTTATCGAGGCGGGCCTGCCTCTCCTCGTCGGAGTAGACACCTTCACCATTCTCTAGCTTGGCCTTCTCAGCCTCAAGATTCTGTGAGTGGGTGGAAATCTCAGCGAGATCCATGTGGGAGTACCGTTGGATGTCGGCGAGGATCGCATGCGTGTCGGCACCGAGCTTGCCCTTCGGAGCCTTACCCGCTTTGAACTTCGGCTCTGCCTTCTCCAGTAGCTTTTGGTGACGATCAGAGTACTCGGCGACAAGAGTGTCATCGAGTGCCTGTTTCGCTTTGCGTACCGTCTTGATGAGGAAGTCGGTGCGGGCCTTATCGTTGTCGAGTGCTGAGTATTGGGTAAAGATATTGCCCGCCTCGCCGGAGTAGGGACTCTTCCAATCGCGGGTAAATTTGGTGCGGAGATCCTTCGGGAGAGAGTTGATGACGGCATTGATCTCGATAAGACCCTGCTCACGGTACTTCTCCTCAAGAGTGCCATTGGTCTCGCGGGCATCTGCGCGAGCGAAGGCATCGATGACTGACTGCACTTTGCTGACCTTCTTCCGCATGCTCTCCCAAATTGGGGTGTAGACATCGGGGTCAGAGTGGACGCGGCGATCCAGTTCGTCTTGGAAGCGTTGACGATCTTCTGCGGAGCGGATGGAGAAGGTGCCGCCATCCTTCTCGACTACAATAAGCGTGTGATCTTTGTAGTCTTCGGGAGACTGAACGTCTACGGAAGATCCAAACTTATGGGATGCCTTATTTGCACCCGCGATCCGAGAAAACTCCTCTGGAGTGATCGACGCTAGATTGCCTCGTCCACCATCTTCTGGGCTTCTTCCAGTGTCTTCGCCAGACCCCGACTTAATACGGATTGTGCTGCCAGACTCCCTTTCGATTCTGTCGAGTTCGTCTCGGAGCTTGGCTGGGTCTTTGATGCTGAATGTTGCATCTCCTGCCTCACTTGCTCCGTTGCTCTGTCCCCCACTTCGCGGATCAAGTCCAGAAATGTCGCCGAGCTTTTGTCGGATTGCGGCTTCTGTGTATCCAGAGATTGATTGGTCGGTTTTTGCATGTGCGTATCCAGCGTTCTTTGCTGATTCAATCATATAGAACCAACGGATCGCTTGCAAGGCGGAAGGGGGCAGGTCGAGTCCAGTGGACTTCTTGAACTGCTCGCCAAACACGCGGGAGAAGTTTTGGAACAACTGGTGCTCGTCCATGTTGACTGGCAGTCCTGTGCCAGACTTGAACATTTCTGGGAAGTGAGACCGGACAAACCGTGCCTCCCAAATATCGGTGGTCGTGAACCGATCATCTCCAGTGGTGTTTAGGGTGTAGGCACCAACCTTTGAGCCAAATGCAAACATGCGCGGAATGAGTTCATCTTGACCAGTTGCCTCCATGACAACCTTTCGGATCTTTCCAATATCCCCAACGTCACCTTTGAATCCGAGTTCACGGTTGAATGCGTTGAGTTCCTTTGATGTTACTGCCTCATGAAGGTAGTCATGAACCTTCTGCCAAGACCCCAACTTGCTGAACAAGGAATCAATTCCATGCAGGGAGAATATCTTTAGGGCACCAGTGGTGCCCTCAAGATTGAATGGGTTGCCGTCTTTTACTTTCCGGTTTCCCTTGGGACTCCATTCCCACTCCATCGACTTGAGGGAACCCGTCTCCTTCCACAACTTCATAAGCTGCACTGCATCCTTCATGTTGCCCGCCAATTTTGTGCTTGGTGAACATAGTCCGGTGATGATTCTAAATCCTACAAACTCGTCATCGGTTATGTCGGGGAATGCCTGCTTGAGTAATGAGTTGGTGAGTTCCCAATCTTTGTGATAATAGTTCTGATATTGGGGGTTTTTCTTCAACCAATCCAACACATCTGGCAACCCTTTGTTAACTGCTTTTAGTATGTTCTCGGTTGTGGGCTTAAAGTTCATTCCCCCCTTGGCAACCATCTTTGCCCAAAACTCAGAGAAGAAGTGACCTTCTGCATCCTCTCCTGCTTTTGCTAGTTCCCTAGCTTTCTTCATTACCTCCTTTGCCAACTCCGAGTTTTTCTGAGCATGTTCAACTCCTTTGCCAAGGGAGAAGGTCGGTTGCCCTGCTGCCTCAAGATGAGGGTTTGCTGCCTCTGCCAGTATCTCGGCACTCTTCGGTGCCAATCGATCCTCTGTGGGCAATCCTAACGCATTGGCGAGGTACTCGGAGAACTCCTTTGGGATCTCTCCGGCATCCACTGCCGATTTCACATGGAGACCCAACTCCGCGACATCCGCAAAGTAGGAACTAAGCCCCATATAGTAACCCTTCAAGTCTGCGGGATACGCTTCAAAATCTGCGATGTGACCACCAAAAAGATGCATGCCCGCTTTGGTGACACCCTCAATCACTTCACTCCGGTTGGGGTCAACTTTATTGGGCATGAAGACTACGGGTGAACCGTTACGAGCGGAGACTGCTGCCTCCGTTGCGGCGACCCATGAGGTGAATTGCTCCGGTGTCACCCTGCCGGATTGCAGAATGCGATCAGTCCACATGTCGAGAGACTCGTGTCGGTTGACATCCGGTGTGCCCTTCGCGTTGGTGATGTTGGAAACAAACCGTTGAGTGTCCTCAAGAAAATGGGTCTTCTGCCAACCTTCCACCATTGCTTTGATGGCATCACTGCCGTCCGGCAACTCCGCTCTCAAGATGCGTTGCTTTGCCTCTTCGTCGAGATTTTCAAAACCGGATAGCTTGTTGGATTCTCCCGTGTGAAGGGAGAAGTTGTAATGAAAGTTGATGCCGTCGATTCCCTGCCGTGCCGCGTTCTCTGTGATCCGCTTCTCTTCTCCAAAGGAGGATAGGAGGTGGATGCGCCAAATCCCGCTTGCTTGAGCAAAGACATCGTTGGCTTGACCGATGTCCTCTGTCCTCGTGAGTTCATGCACGTTGCCATTGATGGGATCGAGGATCTTAACCACATGCTCTCCGGTCTTTTGATCGGTGAAGAAAGTGGGGAACGTAGGGTCTGACTGCTCATTGGTTGCCAGTTCATGCAACTGCTGCCGGAACTTCTCGCCTGCTACCACATCGCGGGTCTTCCATGCGGCTCGATAGGTGGCGGGGATCTCTGCATCGGTCTTCCCGACCAGCAGATTCTTGTCGAGTCCTGCGACCCGTGCCGAGAGGGGGTCACGCAAGTAAGCGATTTGTGACTCAATCTGCTCCGGTGTGAGTCTCTCGTGTGCCGCGGCACCTACGATCAGCATCGTCACAAAGGAGGTGGGGGTCTCCATGGCAGACCTCTTGAGATCCTCAATGAGTGAACCGTCCTGCGAGAAGTCTTGATTGAGACCGCGGAAGAGAGCGTCACCGAATGCCTCCACCACCTGCGAAGAGGTTGCTCCTGCCGTACCTACAGAAGCATGCAGGAATTGGTTAAAGATCGGTCTGTCGAGGGCAAGCGTGTTAATTACTGCCTCGGTAGCAGGGAAGGCACGGGAGACCGTTCCGAGACCGAGCATCATAGGGAGGATCGAAAGAGTGCCAAAGGCATCTGTCTTTGCCTCAATAGCGGCAAGAGAGGCATCGGGGTTGTTTACGATCTGCCTGTCCTTAAAGGAGATCATGCCCTCACCGAACATGAAGGCATTGCCAACTGCGGGGCCGAATGAGTATGCCGCAATAATGGGGGCAACTCCGGCAACTCCGAGCATCACGTTCTCCGAGAAGTTATCACCCTGCAACGGATTCACATCCTCATTGGCAATGGTGCGGAGGAGTGCCCGTGTGCGGATCTTGTGGAGTTCTTTGCTGGCATCGATGCCCGCTACGCTCGACATGTCACTAACTGCGGCAAGTTGCATCTGATCCTTTGCTGCCGGAAGGATATTACCAAAGAGGCGACCCATCTTTTGGGTCATCTTGTACATCACATTGCTATTGTCTTTCCCCTTATTCTGATGAGCGGCATAGGAACGGATGAGGTTGCGAACCTGCGGGATGTCTTGAGCCGGAACCTCTGCCAGTTCACTAGCGAGGTGCTGTTGCATCTCCGGTGTCTTCTTGTCCTGCCGGATGGTGGACTCTGAATTGGGGTTACTGGAGTCGCCTCCGAGAGCGGCATTCACCACTCCGGTAGCGGTCTTGATCTTGTTGCCGAGGTCGGTGTCTTGATCGTCGTTGATGAAGTTATCAACAATCTGTTTAGCGAGACCCGCATACTGAGACTGCAATCCGTGTCTGGCAGGCCCGTAGGACTGCATCCATGCCTGCATCTTTTGAGTGTCCGGCACCCCCACAAAGGAACCCGCATGCTGAGTGTTCCACTCGGCATATCGCACGAGTAGGTTTTTGCTATATCCGGCACCAGCATCTTCTTCTGAGTCGGCAAGTGCCTGCTTCTTCGCCTCATCTAGTGCGCTCGACTGATTGTATTGAGTCTCGACCTTCTTACCGAGTTGAGAGCGGAACTCGGCCTCAGTCTTGGGCATGTCCCAATTCTGATCTTTCACATACTGCTGCTTGAATTGCTCGTAGTTCTGACCGATCTCCTCGACGGGTTTGCCACTCAACGCGGCGAGTCCGTGCATGTTGAGAGAGAGGTCGCGGAAGTCTTGAGGGTTGTCATCCACCTTAGAGGCACCAATCGCGGCAGGGGTCTTGCCTCCGTTGTTCTCTTTGTCCGTGAATGCGGCATGCCATCCACCGAGTTCGTTGGAAGGCAGGGAGGAGACGGGAGCCGGATTTAGCGGGGCATCCTCAAACGCATTGAGGTTCCGCTCAAAGGGGGTCTGAAGATCGAGTGACGGTTCGGGTGTGGGTGTTTCATCCATGAAAGTTAGGCGGGTACGATGCGGTACTGGACGGGATCTTTGCCCTTCAGCTTGAGTTCGCGGTGGACGGCACCCGTGAGGTCAAGAGTGGTTCCCTGCCGATTCTCGACCCACTTGGCAGGCCCAAGATCAGCGATAGGAATCTTGACGGTTTGATTGTTTGCCGTTGCCTCGACCGCGTACTTTGCTACGTCCTTCGGGTCGGTAGGATCGATCCCGTGAGCGCGGAGAACCTTCTCGGAAAGGGATGCGCCCATGTAGGTTGGGTCTGCTGTTTTGGTTCCGGCATACCTTCCGTTGCCGTTGTCTTCCTTATCGGGAGACCCATCCACATTGGTTCCGAAGGAGGTGGCGACAGCACTGCTCCATCCGGCACCCGCGTCAGAAGTCTTAATCACCGGAGCAGGCACTGACTGCTTCCACCATAGGGAACCCTCTATCTTTGGATGAGATGCACGGTAGTTGCGGGTCTCTTGGTTGATGATTTTGGCGGCCTCGGCATCGTTCTGTGGGCCTGCTGCGCGAACCTTATCCATGATTCCATCGCGGATCGCCGACCCTTTGAGGTAGCTATCAAGTTCCGCTTTGGATGCGGTGCCCTTTCGGATCTTGGCATCCAACACGGAGAGCTTGTCATCGATGAGTCTGCCGGAATTGAAGATCGCATCGACCTGCTGCGCGGCGTTGGTCATCACTCCCGTCTCCGGCTTGAGTCTGCCGTTGTTGCCGACCATCTCGGCAAACTTGTCATCTAGTTTCTTGATCAGAACGGGTGCCGTAGCATCGGAGACATTGGCACCGATCCATGTCTTGCGGTCGAGGAGTTCTTTGGTGGGGTTGTTGAGATCCTTTGGGAAGGTGTCCACGAGGTTCTGCCCCGCGGTGTCGTAGACCTTTGCCTCGTCTCCCGTCCTATTGTATGCTGCCCGCATGCGGAGCATCTGCTTCTGCTCTTCCGGTGCGGCTTGAAATTCGGGGTACTGCTCCAACTGCTTTGGGTCGATGATGTGCTTCGCTTGAATCCGATTCATCATGGGATCAACGCTGTTTGCCCACACATTCTGAAAGTGGATCACCTCACCGATCTTGCCGAGCTTCACGAGATTTTCGGGAGAGAGGTTCGGTGCGTTTTTAATCGATCCACCCGCCTCTCCGGTAGCTTTGATACTCTTGTAGAGTTCGCCTTTAGTGTCATCCCTCATGGAGTTGATCACTCCATCAAACTGCTCGTTGGTCTTGATGTTGGTCTCAATCTTCTCGCCATCGGCATGCGTGATGGCACCCGTAAGAACGGAGTTGTCTTTCACTTTCCTCACTTCACCGTACTGCTTGGACTGCATGTAGGTGTCCATGAGTTCACCCTGCTTTGCGGCGAACTGCTGGTGCTTGAAAGTGTTCGCATCATTGGAGGCTTGAGCGAGGCCCCGCGTGAATGCGTTGGTCGATTCTGCCGAATACGCGGCCTGCTGGTGTGGGTCGAGACCCTCACTAAAGCGTTGACCTCCGTTGGTGATCTTCAGCCACTCGCCAGCACGTTGCTCAACGGAGATATGATTGTCGGGATTGTTGATCCGCTCGTTGTACTCACCCTCAATCTTGAGCTTGTTGAGTTGAAAGGGTTGCATGCCCGTGACTTCGGCCTGCTTGAGTTCTGCGGTCTTCTGACCCTTTGCGAAGTAGAGGGCACCGGAGGTGATGTTTCCACCTGCGGAGGTCATGTTGTTGCCGAGTGATGCTCCGGCCCTCCCTATGGCACCTGCTGCCTGCGGGTTCTGCATAACCCCCTCAAACCCGCGGGCAATGTCCGCTTTGGCTTGCCCGCCGACTTGATCTCCCGCGTACTGCGGAGACATCGTCATGTTGGCAACCTGCTGCGGTGCGTTGGGGATCTCGGAAAGTTTAATGACTGCCATATTATTGCTGCCCGTAGGTTTTTGACCCCATTCCCGTGTACGGTTTGGAACTGACTAGGGATTGGTTGTTGGGGGTTTGACTGGAGTCGCTCGCCTTGTTCGCTTTGTATTCCTTGTAGGCATACCCTGCATTGGAGACCGTGGTGCCGAGATTGCTGATGGCCTCCCCGTAAGCAGCATTGGTCTGTGCGGTGGCCACGTTATTAGCTTGCTGCTGCTGCCCTGACGCACTCTGGAAACCCATCACCTCATTCCAACTCGCCATCTGCTCCGCGTACTGGTACTGCTTCGCGGTCTCGCGGGTGACTGCGGCTTGATAGGTCTGCATCGTGCCCGCCCAATCCTTTTCGCTTGCCGCGACATTGGTGGAATAGAGAGCGTCCATCCGGTTCAACTGCTGCATGCCGGAGTTGTACGCCTGCACAACGATAGGGGAACCGGAATCGACCGTGATCCCGCTCGCGCCAACTGCCGCTTTGTTGGAGGAGTTCTGAGCGTCCTGCCCCTCGACCATCCGGTTGATGTTCTCGTTACCGAGAGACTCGGTTCCCCGTGCCTGCTGGTGGAGATTGAGAGCGTTCTTGTCAGCGACATCGGCCTGCGCCATCGCGGTCTTGTAGTTAAGTTGCGCTTGATAGCGAGCGACCGCGGCACTTGCCGTTGCCTGCTGGCGTTGCTTTGCAGCATTTGACTTTGCTGCTGCCTTTGCATCGGCAGACGCGGTCTCTGAAGAATAGATGGAATAGCCTACACCTACCGCAGAAACGACAACAGCAGCACCAGCAATGAGTCCCGACTCGTAAACTGGAAACTCCCTGTGCCGTGCCTCCGAAATTGTCTGCGGTGGGGAAATGAACCTCATGAGAGCAGGAGATCGTTTTTGCCACCGAGGTATGCCTGCCGAAACCCTTCCGGCAGGAGATCATTTTCCGTGTAGGTGATGTCCTCTAGAATCTCGACCGGATCTATCTTCTCTGTGATATGGAAGGTGCTCCAAATGGTGTCGGCATGCACAAGGACAACTCTTCGGGAACCAATTTCAGTGATGCCCGTGTAAGGGGCTTGCAAGACCTCCCTGCTGCCGTCCTCTTTAATGACTTCCACAACTCCTTTGGAGATGACGAAGGGGTGCTGAGTCTTGTGGGTGCGGGAGGTAACAATGATCCCCGCGGGCATGTGGATCTCGCGAATATACATGCCGTCAGAAAACCGATGGACAAGAGGGCAATTAACCTGCGGACACTTTGCCAACTCAGCCTCAAAGAGATCCATCTTCTCTTTCTGTGAAAGGGGAGTGGTGGCGAGATCCATGAGGGGTTCTTTTATCACATTCATATATACACCTCAAGCCACTACTGACCCGCCTCCGCGGAATCCCAACTTGCTGCGATAGCGACCACCGTGAGTGGCATCGGGAGGGTCTGCCGGATGGAGATGTCCACGCCGTCTTTCCAGTTGGAGGAGACCGAAACCCTCTCGTATCCGAGGAGCACGGGAGGGAGTGAGTCCATCTCATCGGATAGGTGTCGGGTGACTAGAGGGAACCAGTTCACACCATCTGAGGAGTATTCTCCCGCGAGTGAATTATAGACCTTCACATTCATCTTATTGATCCGCATCCGGCGACCTGCGGAGGTGCCGTCTTGCAGATCCTTCTGCAACATCATCGGCGTAAGCGTTGAGGTGTAGGGTAGCCCGATCAGCACGGAGGAGGCAGGAGACTGCAACGTGATGCTGCCGGCCACTACGGTCGGTTGCGTCACACTAAGCGACCCTACGGCATTGTCGGCCCATACAGAGACCTTCTGACCCTCTAAATGGGAAAGTCCGGTGATGGTGGTGGTGGGAGATCCAAAGGTCTTCAGCACTGCGGCATCGAGATACCACCACGAAGAGGTGTCGGCATTGTCGAGAGCGTCACGCATGCCCGTGCGGAACCGCTCGATATAGCGGACGGTAGCCCCATTAATGATTCTTTTCACGGACACATAGACCTCGTCCTCGCCATTGAGTCCGTTGAGTGTGGCGACCGATTCAAAGGTGCCTCCGATGGTAGTGTGCCGACTAAATCCGACCACCTGCTGCTCCCTCTCGTAGCACATGGTGACCAACTGACCATCGGCACGGACAAGCCACAGAAGGGCATCCGGCACCCGTTGGTAGGCTTGTTCCACGATCCCGCCGCGTGTCGTGTGCTCCGCTAGTGCGGTGATGTCGTTGGAGACCCATGTCTCACTTGACCATGTGTAGACAAACTCCCGTAGCTTCCGTCCCATCTTTTGGAGGTAGATGACGGTGTCATTGATAATGAGGGCGGGAAGGGATGTGCTTCCGTATTTGGACTGCTTTTTGGCTAAGACGTTGGTCGGCGTGAGGGGTCGTGTCCCGTCCGAGGAGGAGAGACTCCACTCGTCTTGAGTGGTGCCGATGAGCAAACCCGTCTTGCTGGTCAACCACTGGATGCGCCCGCCGGAGTTACTGGCAAGAGTGAAAGAGTAGGAGTCAGCGTCATAGGCACCCTGCCGGAAGTTCTCAAAGTCGTTAGTGACACTTCCCCAAATGGTGGAGGGTGCCTCACTGGTGCCTGCAAAGATGATCCGACTCTCGTGAATAGAGCAGGAGGAGGGGTAACCCTTCACCGCGGAGAAGGCACCTTCGTTCCAGACTGCGGTTGCTGTGGCGTTGCCGAGATCCTTAATAACCTTTGCGGTGACTACGGTCGATGAGGTGAATCCCGTGATCCTCACCAAACCTTTGAGTGTTGGATCGACAGGGGAAAGCATCACCCGCGGGGCAAAGGAGGTGGTGGTCGGCATTGCGGTTCCTCCGACATAGGTGGATACCGCATAGTTGCTGACCTTCAGCCGGAAGAGGGTGTCGGTAAACTCCTCACCACTTGAGGTCGCGTTGTAGTCAGCGGCACTCTTGTAGGTGCGGACGGTCTTCCAGTTGATCCCGTTGTCGGAGGAGGCTTGCAGGTCGATGGATGCCGTCCACGTTCCAAAGGTCTGAAGAGACCACTTGCCCAAAATCTTGATTGCGCCGGAGGTCGCGTTGGTGGTGTCGATGGCGAGAGAGAGGGTGCTCGACGGGTTTGGGTGGGCGATCTGCCAGTAGCTTCCAACATGTGCCGCGGTGAAGATGCCGCTTGATGCTGTAAGGGTCGTGGTTGCACCTGCAAGAGCAGGAAAGAGTGCCGAGAGAGATCCGGTGGAGGTAGCTGCCGGAGCAGTGGTCACCACAAAGGTGAATGTGTCCGCGGTCGGGATGCTGGCAACTACCCACGACCCGTTGTAGTTGGCTTGAGCGGAACCACTGATGGTGATGGGTTGACCGATGTAGAGACCGTGATTGGTGTAGGTGCCCGTTGCTGTGGTGGTCACATAGCTCAAAGCGACTGAGGAAAGGGTGGTGGTCGTGCCGGAGGGGGTGATGCTGGTGGTGGTGGCATTCACATCACCCATCTGCGCCCACTTCCACGGAACCTCTCCAATGGTGAAGGGAGGATTGCTGGAGTTGGTGCCCCAATAGGAGAGACGAAGAGGAGTGTAGGAGGGGTGTGTGAGGTAGACCACGTTGTTGACCTGCACGATGGCAACGGTGCGGAGTTCTGCCTCAGAGTAAGGGACGGGAGTGCCTACTGAGCCGGAGGATGCCGCATAGACGGGTGCCGTACTGGTGGAAGCATAGGTGATCCCGACCGCTTCAAGTACGCTAGAGGTCGTGTAAGCGACACCGTTCCATGTAGCTACAACTGGATGCGTCATCATGGCACCATCCTTCCAAAAGCGCATGTACCCCACACCAAGTTCCAGCACGATGCGGTTGGCATCGGAGAGGTTCAGACCGATCAAGCGGCAACGGGTTCCAGCAATCTTCGCGGCACCGAGATACTCCGTGCCGGATCTCCTATTGGCAGGCCCGTAGGGAGTGATGAGGTAGTTCTCTAGCTTGGAGCAACCGCTCCGATACTTGTCGAGAGTGGTACGCGAAGAAAGGTACGGGCTGAGTTCTCCCGCGTTGAAGGAGGAGATGAGGTCGTGAATCACGCGAGTAGACCGTTAAAGCGAGAACGTACCAAAGGAGAGTTCAGCCACGGTTCGATCTTGCGCGGTCGTGTGGAATTGGCATCGATGCGTCCCGACTCCGAGATGGCGACCTTGAACTCTGCAAGCAGTTGGTTCTTCAAATCAAGAGATCCGGCAAGTGGTTTGGCTAATTCGGCTCCGAGTCGGAGGGCAAACACTTCCACAAAGGCGGGGGTGAAGGTGGAGGCATCGGGCGAGGTGGAGATGTAGGCAATCTCGGCACTCTCCTCATCAGTGAGAAGTGTCTGCCCATTGATCTCGTAGTTGGCAATGGCATCGGTCGAGGTGAAGGAGTTGAACTTCACGATGCGGGCGAAGTCCGCGGGGAGTTGATAGGAGAAGTTCCAATCGAAAATGGGTGCCGCAGAGTTCTGCGACAGGGAGGCAAGCTGAGTGGCGAAGTTCCATGTGTTTTGCATGAGGACTTGACCGAGAACCACGGGGTAGAAGAGCTTGCAGAAACGGGATTCCAACGTGTTGTCATCGAGCGAGGTGATCGACTGATCTCCGATTTTGGAGAGGGCGAGATTGCAGATGGTCGTTGAATCCATAGAGAGATATTTTTGGTTAAAAGAAAGGGGTGGGATCCCATAAGGAACCCCACCCCCGACTTGGGAGGGACTACTGCTTGGTCGTGTCCGTGAGGATGGTCACCACTGCGCTGTCAAGCAGACGGGTGGCACCGACAACCGCGGTGGAACGAATGGCCAAACCGTGTGAAAGGTCAGCGCGAATGTCCATGTAGGTCTTGCGTCCACCGTCCACGAGAACGAGAGCGTTCTTGTGATAGGCGAAGCAAGTGCGGAGGGCGGGAGTTCCGGCAACTGCAAGACCCTCGTAGCGGACGATCTTGAAACCGAGGAAGGAATCAACCTGTCCGTCCACCAGTGCGCGAACACTGTTGTAAAGACTGTTGGAGACCTCAGTGGTCGAAAGCAGGTCACTGACTTCAGCGGCACTGATGACGAGAACGCGGTCTTCGGCAGGAACTTCGTTCTTGTCGAGCTTGTACTTGGCATAACGCACCTTGTCGATGGTCAGGCCGGAGTTCACTGCGGTGCCACCAAACGGAACGCGATCCTTCGCGATCTGGTTGTTGGTCGTGTCGTAAGCAACGGACTTTGTCACTTGGATGCCCTTACTGGAGGTGTCTGTCTCCGTAGCGGAACCAGTGGCAGCATCACGGATGATGCCGTCAACCGTCCTGTTGTACGCGGCGACCTGCGACTGCATGATCTCACTGGTCGGGTTGGATACCGAACCGAGGAAGATTTCATCAAATTCGTCAACAATGTTGGCGACATCGTAAGCAGTCGGGTAGGCCCAACGTGAAGGCATCGTGATGTCGATGGTAGGAGTAGCGGCATTCTTGCTGCTGACTGCTGCCATTGCGATCTTGTCCATCTGGTTGAAGCGGACTGCGGCACCGGAAGCGGAGACGAGTTTGACACGCTCTTTGAGACGGGAATCAAGTTGCTGGAGGAGAAGCTGCCACGAGTTTTCGTAGGCAACAATGAAGTGCTGATCGATTTGGGTAAGGTTAGCCATGATAGGGTAGGTGGGTGTGTCTCCGCGGGTTGGTTAGCGGAAACGAGTTTGGATTGATGTCCGGTCTGCTCTGATTGTCCCTAACGGGGTCAGTCTCAATCGGGTCACTCCACCTACATGGGCCGAAGATTTGGTTATCCTTCGATGGCGTTGGTTTGTCTATACACCTCTCGGCACACGACCGCAAGCCCGACTAGTATCAAACTGGACATTTCATTGCAGAAAGTGCAATCGGATGTAGGGTGGCATCTGTTCAGTCACCGATTCATCCAGTGGTAGGATCCCGTGTTGATCGGGGAACGAGTGTTCGATTCACTCATCGGTTGATTATCTGCGGGGCGCGAAATCCCCTCATGGGGTCATTTGGGCGCACGGATCTAATCAATTTCTCCAGACACAAGAAACCCCCACCTCCTCTCGCACGGAGCATGTAGCCCGCGGTGGCGATATCGAGATGGGGGCCGTCTTGAACAGTCGAGCAACTAACCGTTCTTGAGCAAGTCGAGGACTAGTTTGTTGATCTCCTTGTCACCGTCCACATACCGCTGATGGTACGGGTTCTGCGGGTTCATCTGGATGTCCCTGCCCTTCGCCGATCCTGCCATGAAGGTGGCAGTGCTGTCCGAGTTGACGATCTTGTCATCGCTCACCATGCGGGCAAAGCGTTCCAGTGCTACCACCACCGCGGGATCAGAAAGACCCTTTGAGTTGGGGTCGAGTCCGGTCACTTGGCAGGCCCGTTTCACCACTGCCATGTTGGTGTCGAACTTGTCACCCCATGCTTCACCGAGTGCTTTCTTGCCTGCCTCAAACTCCACTTGTGCGGCCTTTGCCTGCACCTCTGCGGCTTGAGAGGATCGGGCGAGATCGAATGCCATGATCTGCTCGGCTTGAGCAGGCGTGACTCCGAGCTTATGGGCGAGAGTGTTGAACTCCTTTGCCTGCCCCTCGTTCCATTCTGCTCCGGCAGGGAGGTTCTGAGGCTTGACCGCGTAACCGTCCGCGTTCTCCGGCACACCACGCTTCGCGTTGAATGCTGCCCACTCCTCCGGCGTACTCTTGTCGGTCGGCATGATGATGGCATCTGCCTTCTTGCCGAGGAGACGTTGCTGATTGATCAGCGTCTTCGCCATTGCCGCGGGATCCTTGAACTGACCGAGGATCTGCTTGTCGTTCTTGAACTCGTCACCGAGTCGGTCGAGCCACCCTTCCCCAAACTGACCTTTGTCGTTCAGAGACCACGGGGAACTATCCGTCTGAGTCGAGGTCGGTGAAGTCGAGGTACTCCCGCCAGTTGTCGGGTCGATGAGGCTTCCCGTTCCTGTGGGGGTCGATGTCGTCGTAGGGGTCGGGTTGGTGCTGCCCTCGCTTGAGGCGAGGAGTGCGTTGCCGTCCACGGGAGTCACTGAGACCCCCTCGCTTGAGTTGTTCATTCGGTTTCATTGGGTTGGTGGTTGCTGTCGTTGCTCGCGGGTGTATCTACACCCGTAGGCAAAATGGAGTCCTGCATAGGTGGCAATACACCTCCGGCTAAAAATTCGGCATGCTCCACCTCCGTGAAGTTCTCCCGATGCCAACTGATGAAGGTCGGATTCTCCCGTAGGGATTCCGGCTTGAGTTCGGTCGGTCTAGTCCTTTCGGGCTGTTTTGGTTTTTGGTGCTTCATGAGTCGCTCGCTTGATGCAGGATTCGATATGCAGGATCACCTGCCTCTGACCGTCCCGTAGTGCCGCTTTAAGGGGGTCGTAGTTGCCCTCGGAGTTAGCGATGAATGCAGGAGCATCAGTGCCGAAAACCTTCTTCAAATTACTCATAACCTCCACACCCGCCTCAGTCGTGAGCACCGAATAAGAGAGAACCTCTTTAGGGATTCCGCTCATTGCTGCATCCCCTTCTGAAGTTGGGCACCTGCCGCGGTCTCCGGCTTGACGCTACCGAGCTTCTGAGCGATGTCGGCTTGATGCTGCTGCTGTGCCATCTGCTGCTGCTGCGCGGCCTGCTGCTGCCTCTGCTGACGCATCTGAGCGACCTGCTGAGTGTCCCGCAGAAAGTCGGGGTCACCACCATTGGCGAGAGTCTTCTCACGCACGATCTTGTCGAAGTCAAAGTTATCAAGAGGAGACATGTCTCCGGTTGCTGCTGCCAGTTGGACGGCAGATCCGACCACCTCATCGATGACCTGCACCGAGCGTGTGCCGACCGCGATGGACATCCGGTTATTGAAGACCACCTGCGGTTCGGGGATGAATGCCTCACCCATCGGATTGAGTTGGATGAGAGCGTCCGGTGGTGGTGGGAGGAGACCGCGGCGGGCGAGGATGCCGTAGACACGCTTAATGAGAGGGATGAGTAGCTCAGTGGTGAGGCGGGAGTAGGTAGGGGAGATGAGGACTAATTTCTCTGACTCCATTGCACGGACTTGAGTTGCCGTGATGGGGGTTCCACCGCGTTGGGCCTCCTCTTGAGCGAACATCTGAAAGAGGGGCACATTGAAAGACTCCTCGATGTGGTTCTGCTTCATCTTCACACGGTCTTGACCGATGTCGTAGCGACCTGCTGTCGCCCATTCGCGGGGGATCGCGTTGGGATCTGTGGCTGAGAAGTAGGTGATCCCTCCGGCTCGGAGATCGACATCTCCGTTCATATCTTCCGGCACGAGCAGGCGTGGGAAGGCAGCAAGCTCGGCGAGGGAGTCGAGTTGCTTCTGGAGGAAGTTTAGTTGTTTGGCATCCGGCAACGCCACCCATGCGGGTGACCACCCATAGACACTCTGCTGCCACTTCAAGAAGCGGGAGACTACAAAGGGTTGCTCGTCAAAGCCTGCATTGCGGAGGATGTGGCGGGCATTGACCTCCACATGGACTGAGGCAAAGGCTTTATTCTCGCCATCGATCTTGCCCTTCGTCCGATCCTTCTCGGCGCGGGGAGCAATGAGGTGGATCATCTCGATCTTGTGCTCGTAGTTCTTGCCGTCTCCGCTCTCGTACTGCTTGCGTGTCGGCTCCGAGACATTCTCGATGCCGTACTCTTCCACCAGTTGCCGGATGGTCATCTCCTTTTTAACGAGGATGGTATCGACCATGCCCTCGTTATTCTCGGAGGCGCAGAAGGTGCCTACGTCAAAGGTCTTGAAGAGGAGGGGAACCGTGCTGCCGGAGTCCACAAACATCGCGCAGGTGCCAAACGCACCCCGCTCAAGATGCACCTCATGAATGGTGCTGTAGAAGTTAGAGCGACCGAGTTCCTCTAGAATGATCTCGGTGCACTCGGCAAAGTATTCATCCACCCCTTCAGCGTCCTCCATGTTCTCCGGTGCGGAGAGTTGCACCCAATTTGAGTGGGGATCATTGACGTAACTCATGATGCCCGCTGCCATGATCTGATTGGCGCGGACTGCTGTGGTGTCGAAGAGTTGAGTCTCGCGGTCGACGTTGGGGCCGACCTGCTTATTGAGGATGTAGCTCTTGCGCGGCATGACGTAGGTGGCGAGGGTCTGCCACATCGACATCCAGTAGTTGCGGTCTGCCTCTAGTGCCGACCAACGTGCCAGCACCGATGCGGCAAGCACTGTCTTGCTCTTGTCCGGTTTGGGTGTCTTTACACCTGCGGGCAAAACTTCATCCATACTAGCTTCCTAAGAGGGATCCGCTTCCGGTCGCGGTGTTGACCGATGGGTCGCCGGACTTGAGGAGGGAGGCTTTGTAACCGAAACCCTTCTGAGCGTTCACTGCTCCGGCCTGCTGTGCCAACGCAACATCCGCGGAGGATGCTGTCGGTGGTGGGGGTGGGGGAGGAGGAGTCGGAGCCGCAGGGATGTTGATGACCGGAGGGTCAGGGGGTGAGGGTGCCATCCCGCCACCACCTCCACCCTTTGCCAGCAGAAGGGAATCCTTTGCTGGTAGACGGGGAGGCATCGGGAGACCTCCCGCGAGTGCCATTTCGGGCGTTAGGAGGTTAGAGATGTCCGATATGAAGGAGAGGAACGCTTCGCGCATGCGGAGTAGATAGCATCCCAACTATACACCCGCAAGCCGTTTCGTTTCTCCCACGAGACAAGAGGTAATTTATGGGGTGCCTGCTTGAAAGCGGACATCATGTCTCCCGCGTAGAGGTAGAGGTGCCACATGTCGAGATGCCGGAAGGAATTGCACCACGGGTTGACGATCTCCTCCCGTGTCGCGGCATGACAGACGGGTCGCGCCATGAGGAAGAGGTCGGGAGTTGAGACCACGATGCCATTGAGCAGGTGGGCCTCTAGATCCTCTTTGAAGGATCTCGCGCATGCCTCCCTCTCGTAGACTGCCGCGGCTTCCTGTACGGGTCTCATGTACAGGAAGGACTACCCTCTGAACCCCATTGTAGCTACACGCTGTCTCTGCGGTTGGTAGCCCATATTGATCTTCTGAGGGATCGCACGACGATCCACGACCATCCCTTTGGAGATCGCTTGAAAGAGTAGCGAGAAGGCATCTGCCGCGTGTGAGGCGTGATCATGAATGGGAACGTCACGGATGGTGATGCCATCGGTTTCTGAGCGACTAGCGTACTGGTCGAGAGCATCGATGCCCTGCCCACACCCCTCCTCGTTGAACGAGACGCGAGGGAATGCCTCTAGTGCGCTATTGATGCCATCCCACACCGAGTTCTGACGGGGCACTGCGACCACGTTGGTGAGTCCGGCAGTGAGTAACGCCCCTTGAAACAAGCCACCGTTGGCAGTGGCAGCATCGTGAGGCACGAAGTGTGAAGCGTAGTTGTATTGCTTCGCTTGCAATCTTGCGACCCACTCGGCGGGGGTGCCGCAGTCGTGACTGCCGAAGAGACTCTCCAAAAGCACGATACGGTCTCCGACGATTTGGCTTATCCAAACCCGTTGATTGAGAGGGGCACCGATGTCCCATGAGGTGAAGACGGGTAGCTCCTTATGATAGAGGATGTCATTGGAGATCCTCCTCTCGTTCCGTGCCTGCTCCAGCAGTCGAGCGTAGATGGCACCGAGCTTGCCCACCGAGAAGTCGCACTCCATCTCCTGCCTAAAAAGGTGCTCCGGTGTGCCTGCTCTAATGCTCTCCAGTTCCCCCGCGGGAATGATGCCGCTCTCCGATGACTTGAGCATGAGGGAAAACCATTCGGGATTGCTGAGAGACTCCTGCCACATCCTCCATAGGAATCCTCTGCCCTTCGGTGTGCCGGAGAACACGCACCACCCGTTGTAGTCGATGAGGGTGGGTCGGACGACTCCGTACCACGCCTGCGGATCCAAATCAGAGCACTCATCGAGAATGCATCCATCAATGTAGGTGCCGCGGAGCCTCTCGTACGCATCGCCGGAGAAGAGTCGGATCGTCGCTTTGTTCGGGAGGGTCACTTGCAGGTCGGCTTCGTTGTACTTGACCGTAGGAATGTCCTGCGTGAATTGCTTGAGATACATCCATGCGATCAGCTTGATCTGATCTCTCGTCGGGCCGATGAGGGCATACCTGCACGGCGGGCCTTCTCTCTTGAAACGCATCGCTCGACTGACCATATCCATGATCGCGTGATAGCTTTTCCCGCTTCGACGATGGGCTACAACGCACCCGAATCGGTTCTTGCGTAGGATGAACGGGAGGAACTGTTCCCGCGGGTCTAGATCGATGTTTACTTCAAGCGGCATCGCTCAGTTCCCTCCTCATTGTGCCGCAACCTTGCCGGCAGCACGAGTTGTCCTCGCCTTTGACGTACCCGTGATGGTGGGGAGTGAGATCCCACCAACCGTCCTTGTGCTTGCAGCAGGCATGACAGATTGTTGAGTGGTTATGGTCGTACCAATACCATCCGGTGTCTTGGCATTTGGTGCACTTCATCACTTCTCGCACTTGATGCACTTGCCGGATCGGATTGAGACCGGAGCTTTCCTGCCGCACTTCTTGCAGGTGGGGAGGGTGGCTTTACTCATAACGACAAAGGGAGGCATGCCGTAGTTGGAGCATCTCCTTCCTCAACTCTTCGACCTCGGCCTCTGCTTTCTTAAGTTGTTCGTAACGGTTTGTGCCTATCCTTTCCGCACTTTCCTTTAGGTCTTTAATCTCGGCCTTGGATGCGGCGAGTTCTCGCTCAAGATCCTGCGACAGATTAGCAAGAGCAACCTCCTGCAAGTGAGCAGGGCATTGCATTAAAATCTCATCGGTGCGTGGTGTGGAGGTGTTTTTCATAGCCCCCAAACCTCCTCTCCGTCCTCGTTTTTACCCACAATGTCAGCGTCGAAACCAAGATGATGTAAAAGCTGTTGCAGTCTGTTGTGTTCACATGGGCCGGTAGCTACTTCCACTCCGTCAACTGACCAAGTTTCCCCGTATTCGGAGCAACATCCATCGCCGCATTCGTGGTTGTATGGCTGTATAGATAGCGTGATTGGTGTCATGAAAAGGGGTGCTGCCAATGGGTCGTCAGATCCACAACTTTTGTTGAGTTCAACCACTGGCAGCAAAGTTAGCGGGGTGAGGTGAGCAGGATGAAGACCCCAACGAATCCTATGAGGATCACGGTTGCAATAGATGTTGCACTCATTCGATGACCTTCCCGCCGATGCGGATGTTGACCACCATGTGATGCAGGATGTCGATTTGTTCGGGAGCATTATATCCGCATGCTTTGGCGAGCATCTCTCCATACTTAGGTGCGTCCCTGTTCTCCTCATCACTGAATCTCGCATGAATGGTACGGATGAATCCCTGCCTGCTTGTCTCCAGTAATTCCTCATTCTTTTCGCGCAGTTCCGTCACTCGTCCAATTATGTCCAAATTTTTAGAGGTAATCTGCGCTGACTTTCGGTTCTCTTTATATCCCGCTTTCTTTGCGGCTTTAGCCAACGGCAAACCGCTTGCGAGGGCTTTCGCAAACTTCTCCTGCCGTGGCTTTAAGGTAGATTTTTTAGGGGTCATTAGGATGTTCTTCGGTCGATCTCTTTCTCAATGTACCAAATAGCTTTATGCAGGTCTTGGATCGGTGCGTTCTTATCGTCGCACCTCCATAGGTACTTGATCGCGTTACCGATGCAGAAATTCATGTGTTGGGTCACCTCAATACACTCCACACCGGAGGGGTGCGATGTGTAGTGCTTGGGGTAGTTGACGGGATGGTGGTGCCCTAACCTTGCACACTCTTCACCTGTAACTCGGTCTGAAAAGGTAGATATGTGAGGCATGCTATTTGGTCTTAAAGCAGGCGCGAATGAATCCACAGCAGATACCAATCTGCCATACAGTCCATCCGACCCAATACCCATAGGTGCGTTGCCTCTTCATCAGAACGGCAGATCGTCGTCAGCTTCGATGGAGGCAACCACTGCTTTGATAGGTGCTGGCTCAACTTTAGGTGCCTGCTTTGATGCTGGCGTAAGGTTGCCAAGAATAACCCCCTTCTTTCCGGCATTCTTCTCCTCAAGAGTCACGCTCTCGCAGAGGGTTCCGCACTGTCCGTACTGGTCGAGTTCGTCGTTGATGAAGATGACGGCATCGTAGAATTTGGCGGGCTTGCCGTTCTTACGGATTGCGTCTTTGACTCTCGATTTGTCGATGAGTGTGAGGTCGATGGATACGCGGACGATCATGGTTGGTTTGGATATGTGGTTATGGTTCGGGTGTGTTTTTGCAGGAAGAGCTTCCCTCTAAGGGGTTGGTCTTTCTTCAAAGTGGGAAAGTTCTTTTGGAACGTGGAGAAGGAGTCGCGGCGGGCATCACCCTTGCCTACTCGCTTCTCGGAGTGCTGAGTTTTTAATACGGACATGTGATGAGTCTTGATCTAATGACCTGCTGATAAATTGTGATTGTAGCGAGGTGTCAATACACCTGCAAGCCCAATGATGATAGGACTCAGATTCCTATCGTTAGGACTTAAAGTCCTATCGATGCGACTTCATGTCCCATCAGACCGGAGATGTACTTGCCGCGGGAGAGATCACCGCGGAGATCATCGAGCCTGTCCCACTGCGGTGCGGGCATAGAGACCCCGCGTGTGATCACCGTCCTGCCCTTCGCGTTGGCGTTGGTGCTGCCCTTCTTGCGTCCGGCACCCTTGCGTTTGCCTCCGTGTGGTTTGAGTTTCATTTCACTGCCTCCTCTGCTTCTTTGACCCATTGGTCGATAGTGAGGTGATCGTAGTAGCAAACCATTACGGACTCACCCACCGATGCGCCCGTCTCGATGCTGGTGAAGTAGAAGTACCC